ACTAAATTCTGATTCAGAAAAATATTTCATTTGTACTTTTTAAACATCAACTTATACAAAAGACTATTCCAGGCTTGTTGTAATTTATCTATAAATTTTTTCATTTCTTCTTTGCTTTCTCTATAATCTGTATCACAGTGTAAACCAGCGTTGCTGTTAAAACTAAAGTTGATAACGCAGGATTTATGTCACTTATCCCAACCCCTGTAATTGCAGAGATATTTATTCCATATACTCTCAAATCTTCCATTTTTTTTAAGGCTTTCTGCCCCGGTTTTTACTTCTATGCTCTTTAATCAATGTGCCATCCTTTTGATGAGAGCAATCCATTTTATCTCCATTACCATACGTTCCGTTATTTCTATTAAACCTATTACATTCAACTCTTTTTTTTATAGCACTTTTCTTTTTTTGATACTTTTTATCATACTCAGATTTAACACGCCTTGCTTTTGCGCTATTTTTATAATAAAGAGCTGTTTTGCTTAGGCCCATTATCCTCTTTTTTTTCTTTTCTTAAGAACATCAAAATCCGCTTTTGTTATTTTGTTCCTAGGCGGAGCAACAGATGCTATTTTTTTTTGTTTCTTCGAGTATTTACTTGTAGGCATGATTATGTGTGTTTTTTTTGAATTTTAAATTCCGCATACAAAGAAGCTCCTTTGTGCTTTACAAACTTACCGCTATGTTTCATTAACTTAACATCTTTTCCTGATTTCATCCAATGATATCCTGAAGGTGCTTTTATTTTTTTTGAATTCATCCTGTTTTTACTTTAGCTTGCTTTGTGTTGGAAACAAATTGTTTTCCAGATCTTCCTTCTTTTTTTTTCTTTTTAGCTGTTGCCGCCCTTTCTGCTTTAGAAAGACTTTTTGCTTTATTCAAAGGTAAGCATCTATCTGGATTTTTTTTATTTTTACTTGTTCCACATGGTCCTAAAATAGATCCATCAGTTCCTATTCTAACCCATTTTTGATCTCGCCATTTTTTTAACTCACCCATAAACTTTATTCTTCACACTCACAATCTTCTTTCTCACAAGAAGCCTTTTCCATCATACATAAAGCTTTACTCCTATCGTCATAATCAAGGGCTGCTTTTAATATAATTTTATCCATAACATCATCTTGATTATCAAGCATTTGTTTTTGTAAATTTATAACCATTCTTTCTAAGTCGTCTTTCCCTTTAGTAAGCAAATCTATTTTAAGTTGTTTCTTCTCTATATCTGACTTTAAGGAATTTACGTCATCAGGTTTCGCTCCAGTTATGGTTGATATAACAATACCTATAGATGCACTTATAGTGCCAATAAGCATCATAACCACTTCTTTATTTGTGTCTAATACAGGAAACTGTATAAGAACAACAATTATTCCTATAACAAACAGGAATATAAACAACGATCCGATATAGTGACGAATTTCTCTCGCCACTCCATTTTTTGGAAGATTCATTTCTTTTTTGTTTTTTTAGCGTAATTAGGATCTTTACAATATTTTGATGCAGCCATACTTGCATAAGCAGAAGGCCACTTATCAAACGTTCTCTTTGCCCAGGCTACGCCTGATGGGCATATCTTATTTCTTTTCTCTTTTGCCATAAGGGAATAAATCATTTAATGTTTTTCTTCTTCCTTCACATCCACACGGTTTGTTAAAAGCTTTTGATCCCGCATCAACAATAGCCCTTATTCCTGTAGCTTGAGTTACAGCAGCAACGGTATCTCCAAAACCAGCGTGATTTTTAAAAGGTCCTTTCATCCTCTTTTTTTTGGTTTTACAACCTCAGTGTCATTAACAACTGGTTTTTTAGTGACGAACATTGTCCCAAAGGGCCCTTGCTTCTTTGATACAACTCTTTTCTTTTTTTCCTTATCAAAAGGTCCCATCTTACCGTAATTTGTACTTCCTACTATGGGATAATAACCATTGTGTTTCATATCTTAATATTTTCCTTGTTTTGATTTAGGAGATGATTTAGTAGACCCTCCTTTTCCGGCCCATAAGTCTTTACAAGCCCAATATCTTGCAGTCAGTTTGTTTTTTGCCTGGTCACACTTATGTCTTGCTTTAAAAGATTTTCTGGCGGCAGCTGAGTAATTGTGCCCATAACCAGATGCCCCATAATGAATAATCTTTTCCTGTCCTCCAGAACAAGCCTTAACGACCTTTTTCTTTTTAGGATTTGGACTCTTACGGGGACTGTTACAAGTCATCTTACTTTTATCAACTTTTGTCGCCATTATGGTATTTTCTTTAATGAGACAAAGATAAGAATTTTAAATTTTGTAGATTTGACTACTTATAATGAAATCATATGTATCACAGGTACTACCTGAACAAAAGACCAAGAAAAACTCCAGTATATAAACCAAGGGAAAAGGAGTTTAATTTTTTAAAAAACTGGAGAGTTGTTAGATACTATATTCAAAAAAGATATAGTCTTACTTTGTCTGAGCTTGAAATGCTCCTTTTCCTTTATGATGAAAAACTTTTTGACAAGGCTACTTTTTTTAGTTTTGCAAACTGTATGTCTTGGGATAGAAGCAGGTTTAATGATATGAAAAAAAGAGAATTAATATCTCTTTGGAGAGAAGGTAAAATATCAAAACACAGAGAGCTGTATCAACTCAGCCAAAAAGCAAAACTAATATGCTCTCATACATACAAAAAGCTAGTTGGTCAAGAACTTATTTCAGAAGATCCATACAGAAATAATATAATGAAAGGAAACACATACGCTGATAAGGTTTACAGAAACCTTATTAAAAAAATGAATAACAAAACTACAGTTGATTCTCATAACGGTAAATAGCTTCCTTAAGTATAGAGTAGTCTCTAACTTTAGTTAAATCCTTAAGGTGTCTCATTTTTAAGTTTTCTCCTTCTGAAGTTAACACATCAATCCACTCTATAACTGAAGATATCTTTTTTTCTCTTTTAATCAAACTATTATTGTTTTTTATGAGATCTTTAATCTTTGGGGTTACAAGCCTTTGAATTGTTCTTTTACTACACCCTAAATTTTCTGATATAGAATCCTGAGTAGCCACGATTCTTGAACGATACATTGCATCTAAAGCTAAAAACAAATCTTTTTCAGTATAAAAAACAGACCTTCCAATTATTGTTGCTGTAATACTCATTTTTTCTTCAGCAGAAATAATTACATCTGGATTAAAAATAACCCGTCTTTTTCTACGACACCAGGGAATTACTTTTTCGTGATAAACAGACTCTATCATTTGAGAGATTCTAGCTTTTCCATAAGTACGAACAGCTCTTCCACTCTCCCTATTTCCAAGCCAGCAGAATAACCCATCAAAAATTTTTAGATTTATGTCTGGATTTAAGAAAAAGTAAACCTCAGCATAATACTCTAATTGATCAAAACTAGATATCTTACTATATATATACTGTATATCATAGTGGTTAACAGGAGATGAATACCAAACAAAGTCCATTCCATTAAAGTCATGATTAGTGACTAGACTATGCTGATCATCTTCAACATACTCAAATAGTTTCACAGAATAACTACAATGTTTTTATCGTTTACTACCGTTAGTTTTTCCCCATTGATTCGTATATCAGAACTAGCAGCAGAGTCATAAAACACATTATCCCCGCTATTAATATCACTAACACCATCTCCAACTGATTTTACTTTTGCTAATTTATATCTTAAATTCATTTCGTTAGCCTCAGTCATAATAAGGCCCATTGAATTTTTAACTTCTTCTTTTTGCTTCTCCAAAACCACAAAAGATCCTATAGCTTTAAACTTTTCTGAACTCATGCTCTTTTATTTGAAATTACACAGTTAGTTTGTAATATTGTGGTTGCCACAGAAACAGCGTTTCTAAGTGCATTCTTAGTCACCTTAAGTGGATCTATAATGCCAAAAGAATACATATTACCTACTCTGTCTTTTTTGACATCATAGCCGGTAGTATGCCTTCCTGAGTTAAGAACTATCTCTGAGTTTTTCTCTGCATTTGCTCCTGCATTTGAAAGAATAGAAATAAAAGGCTCTTCAATGGCCTTATAAAGAACATGATACCCTTGTTTTACTTCATTGGTCTTCCCTTTAAGCTGCATAGAAAGTAACTTGTTTGTTGCGTGAAGAAGTGCAGATCCTCCTCCTGGAAGTATTCCCTCTTCAAGAGCTGCCCTAGTTGCAGACACAGCATCATCAACTCTGTCTTTTTTCTCTTTCATTTCCACCTCACTAAGAGCTCCTACATAAATAGCAGCAATGCCTCCAGACAATCTTGAAAGGCGATCTTTATAGTGCCAGTGATTATCTTCATCCTCTTTAGATTTCAATATTGATTTTACTCTCTCTACTTGTTTCTTAACAGCGTCAGCTGTTTTTTCTAAATTTAGAGTTACAATTGTCTCTTTGTTTGTAGACACAGACTTTTTAGCCTGTCCAAGAAACTCAGCTGTTACACCATTCCAATCATTACCTGTATCATCAGAAACAACAACAGCTCCTGTCATAACCGCTAAATCCTCTAAAAGCTCAAATCTGTTAAGACCAACTCCCTCAGGAATAAGAACATTAACTTGAAGAACTCCCCTGGCTTTATTTACATTAAGAGTATTAACTACAGCCGTTTCAATATCTGAGATTATCAGTAAAGGTCTTTTAGAATTCATAGCCACCTTTAACGGAATCTCTATGTCTTCAATAGTATTTATTTTCTTATCAGATACAAGAACAAATGGATTATCTAAAATCGCCTGATTCTTCTCTTTGTCTGTTATAAGGTATGGAGAGTGAAACCCTCTTTTAATCCTGGTTCCTTCAGCAACATCTACATATGTTTCTTTTGACATAGACTCCTCTATAGTCAACACACCGTCTACCCCAACAATATTATATGCATCAGATATTATCTTACCAAGCTCCGAGTCATTGTTTGCAGAAATAGAAGCAACATACTTTAGTGTCTCCTTGTTAACAGGCTTAGATTTGCTGTCTAGAAAGTCACAGACGACCTCTGAGGCCTCTTCTATAGATTTCCTTAGTTCTGTTACATTAAGGTTTGGAAAGCTCTCTAAACTCTCGTATGCTTGATTTATAATAGCTTGTGCTAATACAATAGAAGTAGTTGTCCCATCTCCTGCCTCGTCAGCAGTCTTAATTGATGCTTGTTTTACTATTTCAGCGGCAAGATGCTCTACTGGATCTGATAAGTTTACATACCTGGCTACAGTTACCCCATCTTTAGTTACATGAGGTCTCCCTAAATCGTCCTCTAAAACAACAGTTGTGCCTGCTGCTCCTAGAGTAGATTTAACTGCATTAGCAATCTTGTTTACTCCGGACCTAAGTTTGTCCTTTGCGTCTTCATTGAAGTCAATATCTTTCTCAATCATGTTATATTGTATTTAATTTATGCTACAAATATAACAATATTTGACTATACTACCAACGGAACTCTACTGTAAAGATTAAAAAATGAAATGCAACTCCATCAATCTCACGCTCTTTAGTGACATAAGCCTCTGCTCCGATCATTAAGGCATAAGGAACTTGAAATACAAATGTAATATCCATAATATTCTAATTAAAAAAAGGGACCTTAATCTATAAAAAACCAAGATCCCTTAAGTCAAACCCTATATTAATTAACTTAAACAAAAATTAACTAATCCAAAGATATAGATAATAAATGTAACGACAAAAAGATGTGGCGGGAAAAGGTGACAAATAACTGTACACCTATAATAGTAGATAGTTAATGTCCACTTTTTATGCCACCGTTAGAAATGTGTAGTATTTGGGTTATATATATAATACAACGCCCGACATCCTACAGAAAACCCAACCACAAACACCACCCCCCAACGAAAAAACGACAGCAGGCGAAAAACTTTTGACGTTTGCCTCTCTTTGGGGCGTTTAATCGGGTAAGCTGTGGAAGTTATCCAGGGACAGCGACCAGCCCCCCTTTTAAGATTACAAACACCTAAACAAACACCCCCTAAAGAACTCCAGCTGGAAAAATTACAACTGCCCAACATTACCAGCCAATTAAACCAGCTCTTTAAATAGTCCCAACCTTGAAAAAATGCTTTAACCTGGTAAGCCCTAATAAATCCAGCCTATAATAAATAAAATTGACAAATCCAAATAAATAAAGAAATAAAACAAAAGACATAAAAAAATTTATATTTCCACATTTTTTGCGATTACATTTTTTTTTCTCAATAGTATTGTATTGACTTTAATTAGTCCAAAATTTACGTTCATTCAAATACTTTAATTATGCAAGCTACAAAGCAAGCGACAGCCCCAAAGTGGGTTGTCAAAACCAACGCAACAATCCAAACCCTAAAAGGAAAAAAAGATAAAAGCTCTTTTGATTGGGTAAGGTTAACCAACGCAACCGATAAGCTGGAAAATAAAAGTTTATCAAATGTATTTAAAAAGGTTAAGGAGTTGACCGAGTCTCAAAAAGCTGGAATTCTTGGAAAGTCTAAATTTCCAGCCTTTAAAGACTTTAAAAATGTTGCAAAAGAGGGAAAAAATTTATTCTCTTTTTACGATGGTTTAATGATGTTAAGAAAATTTAACAAAGTTGAAACCATTAAAACAAAGGTTAGGCGACAAAATGCCAGCCAGCTTAAAAAAGTAGGTTAGAACAATTTTTTTGGGGGTGCAATTCCCCCACTACTTACAAAATTTATTTATCGGCAAATTAGAAATTTTTATTTCTTAAGTAGTAAGTTCTTTGCTCAATGCAAATAGTCCAGAACTAAAAAAAGAACCCAAGCCAAACCGGTAAACCATATTGAAAAGATGAAGGAGATGACCCTTCAAGACAAACAAAGGTAGATTATACCCCTGTTCAGTGGTGTGGTGCAACGAAACCATAGTAAAACAGCTAAACAAATATAATCAACTGATGCAAGTACTATTTTCAAGTCCAGCACTTCAACCGAATGAGTAGCCACTTTGGAAAAACTCATTATCAATAAATTGTGACATAGTCGTGGTAAGCTATGTAAACTCAAGACATTTGGCGTATTAACTTAATGCTTTTTGCACATTGGCAAAAACTCCAATTGAGAGGGAAGGAAGAAGGCGAGTCGCCATCCGTTTGGGCGACATCAGTACAAACGTAAAAATCGACAACAACCTCACGAGTGTAGAAAATATCTCGTGGGGTATCTAATTTTTAAAACCTTAATACTAATCTAAATAAATACATTATGGGAAATCGAAGTTATCCAATTTACAACGTAATTGATTCGTGTGCTTATGCAAGTACGCCACACAAAAAAGGAAACAAAAGCTATGGAGTGAGAGATCATTCAGAAATCCATGTAAAAGTAGGAAGTAGCGGGACACATTCAAATGATTTCTGCACAATTAAACAAACAAAAAGAGACTTTGGAGATTGGTCAGTATTCCGTTTGAAGGTAGATAATAAGATAATCAAAACTGCCTACTTCAACAAAGTAACTAAACACTACACAACACGCAAACCTAATTCACTTAACATTAAATAAACAAATCATGCAAACAATACCTATCACAAACAACAAAGAACAATTAGCACTTAAGATAATTGAGAAGCTGGACATCCGAGATGTTGGAGAGTTCAAGCTGGTAATGACAACTGTATCTATGCTTATGGATATGTTTGAAGATGATGAAGAAATCGAGATGAAAATAGAGAGAATTCAAGACTTAACAGAAAGAGATTGGGATGGTTTTGGATGCTCTACATGTGACGAAGTAAACGAAATATGCAAAGAATAATTACAATCTACGCAGGATTACCGACGGGTAAATAGAATCTCGAGATGAAGTGAGGGTCATGTTCCTCCTCCTGCGTACCACATAGGGAACAAATACTTTTTTTCATTTATTAATTTGTTTGGTTTGAACTGAGGGATGAGCCGTTCCCTTTCATCCCTCTTAACCAAACCTAATCTAATCTTAAAATTATGACAACACTAACAGAAAACAACTTTGAAGTAATTTCTAACTGCGAAACCAGAGAGATAGAAGTAAAACTAAAAGGTGATGCAACACATTACCGATCAATTTTAATTCGATTCACTGAAGATGGTGACAATCCAATTTGGATACACGAATCTGACAAAACTAAAGGAGTAAAATTTTATTACGAAAACCTTTATGCACTTCTCCGAGAGTGGGGATATGATTATGATGAGATCACAGATCACGCATTAAATGAAATTTAAATTTAATAAAATGAAATACAAAATATTAAGACAAGAAGCATTTGCATCTATATTTAATCTAAATGCTGACTTTGAATATCAAGGAAAAAAATATCAAGTTCAATGCATCTATGTAAATGGAGATGGACTTGAAGATATAGAAGTGTTTAACGAAGATGATTCTTCGATCCAAAACAATCTTATAGAACAAAAAGTTTTAGAAATAGGAAAGGAAATTTTAGAAGATATGGATATTGACAAACACTTTACACAATATTAATTTAAAATTAAATAAAATGGAAAACTTAAAATTAAATAGCAGTGAATATGTTTTAGTGGATTTAGAAAATAATCCTTTAGAGTCAATAGATACATGGTATGACACTGATATGGTGCGTTGGTATTTTTACGATTCCACTTTAGATGAAGAAGAAATTAACAAACAAATAGAATTTCTTGAGTTAAATGGATTCATAGAGGTAGATTACAATATGAAATTTATAAGGATGACAGACTTACCAAAGAAAATACAAAACAAATATATTAACCATTACAAAAAATCTAATCTTATTAATGAACACAAAAGTAATTGAAAAAGCTATCTCCTACAACGGGGATAGCTATATGGTATGGGAGTATACCAATGACAACGAGAGCAAAGAAATAGCGATCATGGATCCAACAGGGTATGATGTAAGTCTAATGACCAAAGTCATCGAGGATGGCGATGTAGATTCGGAGGTACACATTCTATCTCCTGATCCTGAAGAGTACATACACCAACAATTTATAAACTTTAAAAATTAAATAAAATGGGAAGATATTATAGTGGCGATGTGGACGGAAAGTTTATGTTCGCAGTACAATCAAGCGATGCACACACAAGATTTGGTGCAGAAGAATTAGAGCCAGCCTATATTAATTATGAAATCAGCAGAGATAGTTATGATGATATAGTCAAGGAACTGGATTCAATTGACAAGGGTTCAATTGAAAGGGTCAGTAAAATGTTTGAAGAAAACGATGGTTACAATGATGAGACCGAGAAACAATACAATGTTACAAAAGAGGATTTATCAGAGTATGCAGACTATCGTTTAGGAAAGCAAGTTAAGGACTTCTTTGATGATAATCCTGATCTTGACTATTGTTGTTTTGAAGCAGAAATTTAAAACTGAAATAAATTGGATAAATAAAATTTAAAACTAATGAAAGTAAAAGAAAAATTTATTAGAGAACGACAACAGGACTTCCCACGCATCAAGATGATGCAAGAATGGATTGATAATGGTTATGTATGGTCAATGGAGGGATCGGTCGGCAGAGAGGCTGCGAGAGGCTTAGAACTTGGTATGTACTTCCTACCCAACGAGTCATTTACCAACCCCTATGGCCAACACATACCATCAAGAGAGGAAATTAGAATAGGAACCGATGGATCATTAGATAATGCTTATGACTTTTATAATGATGACAACAACCTATGGGAGCTTGAATTAGAACATGATTTTAACGAAAATAATGACCAATGGAACTAGAAACTACATTTAGAGATGCAAAAATTACCCCAACAAATTACAGGTTATCCTTTACAATGGTAAGGAATGACAGAACGTTTATTGTTAGGTGTCTTATAGACATAAAAATAAACGAGCTAACGATCATAGATGCTAAATCAAGGCGGAACATCTATGGCGTAAATATATTTGAAGATGCCTTGCGTATTGCTAAAGAACTGCACAACAAGGTAGACTTTGAGACAATAGAACAACCCTTTTACATAACTTAAAATACAATCAAATGAAATTAAAAAAGATTACTCCTTACATGAGAAACAAGGTAAGAAAAAACCTTAGGAATTATTTTGACTTATCAACAGAGAGGCACCTTTACAATGGCAAGTCTTGGTATGCTGAGGCTCATGAAATAGTAAGATCAAAATCCGAAAGATCAAACGGACAGTTTGATGTCTACACAGTAGCAGGTGTTTTATCTGCACTATCTCCACGAAACAAGTGGGAAAGAAATGTGTTTGACACAGGCCAGGTACTTGAGGCAGTCCAGGAAAAGACGCCTCCGGAAGATGTAAAGGTATGTACATTCAACACAAACAAATACAAGGCCTTTGCAATTGCACAGGGTAAAGTAGGAATAAACAAATCAAGCAGGAAGACTCATGCTTTCATACAGAATATTGCGACATTAAATGAAGACTATGTTACGATAGATGTTTGGGTGCTGAGGGCTATGTTTGGTAAGACCGTAGTGTCTGGGCTAACCCCCAGCAGGTACGATGAATTGTCTAGTATATTATTAGATGAGGCGAGAAAGGTGGGACTCAAAGGCTATGAATATCAGGCCATCATTTGGGAATGCATCCGGGAAAGATATTAATAACAAATTAAAATTTAATTAAATGGACCTTATTAAAATTAAAAACATCATAACTGATATTAAGTCAGATGATGAGTGGGTACAGGACAGTCACGATAGATCCGAAAAAACAGGAGTTGACCGAGGACTTGACTTGTTACTTAGACACCTAGTAGACATCGAAGAGTCTGATGAACACAAAGACGAAGAGATCGTAGATGTATTATCACGGGATTTCCCAAAAGTATTTGAACAAATTTTAAATTATTTAGATCATGAGTAAAGTAGTACAATTAAACAAACCCCAGCCGAAAAAACCTACACGACACTCCGTAACCAAAGAGGAGGTGTTGGATGCTATCCATTATTTTCATGTAATGGACATGCTTGAGGATATGAAAACAGATGAAAGGTATTATATTGAAATACTTTTAAGGAAAGTAGCTAATGACTACAAGATTCTTTTAGAAATAGATAACAATACAATATTATAGATATGGGATTAGATATGTACTTACAGCGTAAAAAATACGTTAAGAATTGGGACCACAACCCAAAAGAAAAGTTTTTTTCAGGCATAGCATTTGTGGGTGGAGAGCCAGTTGACCTCAATAAAATAAATACTATTACCTTTGATGTTCATTATTGGAGAAAAGCAAATTGGATTCACAGATGGTTTGTTGAGAACGTACAAGATGGAAACGATGACTGTGGAGAGTATTACATTGACAGAGGCCAACTTAGATCTTTGTGTAAAACAATTGATAGCATCATCAAAGAATACAATTTTTTTATGCCTCACAAAATGACACCAGAACAACTTCAGAAAGTTCAAAAGCTAGCAGAGAATAAGATGCCTGCTGCTGAAGGATTCTTTTTTGGATCACAGGATTACGATGAGTATTACTTTGAAACACTAAGGGAAACGAAGGAAGCTATTGAAAATTCTTTGAGCTCAACACCGGAAGATGAATATTATTATTCTTCTTCATGGTAAAAGTTGTTAACAATATTTGGTTAATTCGCTAAACCAACTTAAATTAGCGGAAATTAAAACTCTATTTATTATGACTAAAATTAAACACCACAGAGGTAGAATGTCCTTTCAGGGCAAAGAATTCCTCGGCAACATTAAGGAAACTGATGTTGAAACAATCAAAAAAATGTTTTTTCAAAAGTTTGGTAAGCATCTTACTGAACAAACAATTAAAAGACATTTGAATCCTTCCAAGCCAAGTGTTAAGGAAACCGTTCAAATAGTACCTAAAAACATTTCAGTACTTAACGGAAAAGTTGTGTATTATTGGGGAAATTTATGCGTAGAGATGCCTTTAAACGCATTTAACACTGGTTTTATCATTGCACTCAAGGGTGCATATGTAGATGCATTAAGGGAAGAGTTAAAAGCCTTGAATGCAGAAGTTTAAAAGACTTCCAACCGGTATCATCGTCATGTCTCAAAAGGGGCATGATGGTGTTATCCGATACACAACGCTCAACCAAAAAAAACTTAATATTAAATATAGATATTGCCTTTGGTGGAGCATGACCAAGGAACTACTAAAAAAATTAAATATAATAACATGTCAAAATCAAAATCATTAGTAGAAGATCTGTTTGATGGCTGGGCACATGTGTACCAGGAATCAAATAGAGTTGCCCTTCATTGGATGGAGGAGGAATACTTAAAAACTAAAAGAAAAAACAATGTTACAAAAGATAAAAACAATGATCAAAGAATCTCGAAAGATGAGGAAACACAGAGACTTCGTGGTGGACCAAATGATGGAACTTCACAACTCGATACCTCAGTTGGCCTTGAACAGGGCGCTTCACAAGATAACGAAGAAAGAGATGCAAACAAAGATCGAAAACAGAGGAATACTTCTTCTTAAAAGAAGAGAATACTTAAAACAAATATAAAACAATGGTAGATATTTTAAATTTAGAAAAAAGAAAGTATATGTTAGAGTCTATTTGGAGCCAGGCTTCTTTAGACTTTTTAGTACACGAATTTATGGATGGAAGTAAAGCAATTTTCGCTCCAGGACTTAAGCTAGAGTTGATAGGCGAGAGACTAGAGATGTTTGGCACTAGATCTGACATTTATAATATTATGCCCACCTATGCGGTGTGGTATGCTTATGAGAATGGGTTAAAAATGCTTGCTAATGCATGTAAATATACTAACGCTTTAAAAAAATCAAAACAAAGCGATGGTTTAACTGACAGAAAGCATGTAACAGAACTACTAGATACAGTAGCTATGTATGAAAAATTAAATCTAATAACACTTAATCAAATTAAAGAATCCTATGACACCAAAACTCGCACAGAAGGTAGCTACACTTATAGCTTCACTTGAAAAGCTCAGAAAGAGCAAGAAAAATCCATTTTATAACAGTAACTATGCTGACATCAACCAACTCCTTGCGCAAGTAAAACCCTTGTGTAAGGAGATAGGGTTGACTATTCTTCAGCCAATTGTTGACGACCATGTTGTTACTGTTGTTATGGATAACGACACCGGAGAAATCTTCCCAAACTTCAAAAACACTGAAGAGATGAGGGGCTTAAAGATTATAAGACAACAACCACAAGAAAAAGGATCTGAAATTACTTATTACAGAAGGTATGGCCTTCAGTCTCTATTACTTTTAGAGGCAGAAGATGATGATGCAAATAAAACAAAAAGAAGAAATACACCTGTTGATTCAGGAAAGTATCACAGAGTACAGGCTAGTAATAATGATTCTGATTTTGGACTTTAAATAATAAAATTAAAATTATGAAAAATAATGAAGGACATCACTCTTTTGAAAATGAAATCTTTAATCATTATAGAAAAGAACAAGAGGAAATAAATAAAAGCATAGCTTTATTAAAAAAACACGGATACATTATCTATGAAACCGAAACAAAAAAATTATGAAACTTTTAGACTTTCAAAATTATCTGTTTAGGTGTTCCTCTTTAGGCAAGCTAATGACAAGTCCAAGGAACAAGAAAGACTTGCTTTCAGCCACAACCAAAAAATATCTGCAGGAAATACACAAGGAGGTTGTTTTTGGTAAGACTACTGACATTCAATCTAAGTATTTAGATAAAGGTAAACAGGTTGAGGATGAATCTATAGAAATGTATGGAAGGGTCAAGTCAATTCATTTTCAGAAGAATGAAAAGTTTTATGAAAACGAATTTGTTTGTGGAACCCCTGATGTTGTAGGTGAAAACCTTGTAGATATTAAATCATCTTGGGACTTTACCACCTTTCCAATGCACGAAGAGATCCTGCCCAACAAACATTACTATTGGCAGATGCAAGGATATATGGGCCTTACAAAAAGCAAGAAGGCAACTGTTGCTTATTGCTTGGTGGACACTCCTCCCCTGCTAATACAGGATGAGGTTAGAAGATTATCATGGAACTTAGGAATGATAGAGGTCCCTGATGAATTAGAGAGCGAAGTCTACGAAAGACTTCAGTACGCTGACATCCCTGAAGAACTTAGGGTAAAGGAGTTTCACATCGAGTACAACGATGAGGATGTTCAGCGATTGTATGAGCGTATAGAGATATGCAGGGATTATTTAACGGACCTGTCTGTAAATATAGGCAGTCGAATACCTAAAACTATAATTTAATATTATGAGTGATTTTAAACACAAAGACTTTACAGGAAGTCTTTTCAAAAATGAGTACAAAGAAAAAGATACTCAGCCTGACTACAAAGGAAGTGCTACTGTTGGCGGCAAAGATTTCGATGCTGCCGGATGGATAAGCCAAACAAAGAGTGGAACACCATATCTGTCTCTTAAATTTGGTGAACCCTACAACAAAGATGCCAATAAAACTGCTCCAAAGCAGGAAAGTCAAGCACAAACAAGTGATTTACCATTCTAATCACTATCATCACTATTCATAAGGGGGCTCCGGCTCCCTTATATAATTTAATTAAAATGAAACTAAAAAAACAAAAAATAGACCCTTACATAATAATAGATGCGGTCAAGAGTGTAACGGGCTATAATCCGCTTGAAAATAAACACACAAGGAAAAGGCCTTACGTTGAAATTAGACAGCTTACAATGTATTGTATGAGAAAATTTACCTACATATCCTCTGATAAGGTTGGTAAAATCTTTAATAGAGATCATGCAACGGTTCTTCACGCAGTAAAAACAATGGATAATCTTTTAAATTTTCATAAAGACAAAACCCTTATTGACTCTTTTTTGAAGATTGAAGAGATATCTTATAGAGAACACGCAAAAGAAGAGTTAGGATTTCACTTAGTTGAAACACTTCCCAATGATTTTGATGAATTAAAAGCTATGAATGCAGAGCTGGTTTACAATGCCAACTATCTCATGGAAATCATAGATAAACTACCAACCCTATTAAGAGAAAGATTTATAACAGATGAAAAGTTCATTTATACAATTAAACAGAAAAATACTGACCTGGCAATGGTACAAAAACCCGAACGTTTTTCGAGTCTTCGTTCATTGTTTGCTGAAGGCCAACCACAAAGACAACAAGTTCGAGGGGAAGATAATTCCTAGGGGATCTTTAGCTACATCTTACGATAGTATTGCACATGATTTAAAGCTGTCTAGAGACCAAATTAGGTTGTCCATAAAAAAACTCAAAGCGAGCCAAGAGTTGGTCACAAAACGAACACCCAGATATTTGCTTGTAACCCTTGTAAAATATAATGATTACCAGGGTAGGGATGCAAAAAATAACACTCAAACCCCACTCAAATACCACTCAAATACCACTCAAATACCACTAAACAATAATGGTAATAATGATAATAATTTAATAGAAATAGATAGGGTTCAAGAAATTTGTCTTTCAAATGTTAAATGGGTTGAGGCAGTTAAAAGGAATTTTCTTCTTAATGACGTTAAGTTTAAAGATTTCATAGAAAACTTTACCAACCACGCTTCTGTTAATGGATACACTCACATTTCAGAAAAAGAATACAAGCAGTATTTTATAAGGTGGTACAAGAAGTCTACAGGAAAAGGAATGAATGGAAAGCAAATATATCAATATAAAAAACCAGCACTATGATACAAACAATAGAGTGGTCCTCGATTGACTTGAAAGGTAAAACCTCAGGTCAACATAAAGTTGTTTGTCCTTCATGTGGGCCTGAAAGAAAAAATAAAAGAGACAGGAGTTTAAGTGTAAACATATCTAAGGGAGTTGCTAAGTGTCATCACTGTGATGTTATTTCTATAAGAGAAAATCTTAATGAAAGCATTGTAAGAGATTATAAACTTCCTGAGCAGACATGGAGAAACTACACAGACTTATCTGATGGAATCGTAAAATGGTGTGAGTCCAGGGGAATTAGACAGGGAACCCTAAAGCATCTAAAGGTTTCAGAGGAGGTATACTTTCAGCCCCAAGCTGGAGAAAAGATGAATAATATTGTTTTCAATTACTTTGAAGGCGACACCCTGGTTAATAAAAAATATAGATCAGGAGGAAAACACTTTACTCAGACAGCACAAACAAAGCCTATCTTTTATAATGTGAACGCAGCAGTTGGTCAGAAAGAAGTTTATATAGTTGAGGGTGAGTTCGATGTTTTAGCTATGCATCAGTGTGGTTATGAAAACACAATTAGCATACCAAACGGAGCCAATGACAATGATGACTTTTGGATTAACTGTGAAAAATACCTACAAGATGTAGATAAATTTTTTATATGTACAGACAATGATGATAAGGGTGAGTATGTATCTGAAAAGATTGCTCAAAGATTAGGAAGGTATCGGTGTGAGAGGGTCCTTTTTAAAAACAAAGATGCAAACGGAGATCTGATTGAGGGTGAAGATGTTTTAAGATCCTCTATAAACGCATCAAAAAAATACCCCGCTAGTGGAACATTTACTGTTGATGACATGATAGATGATATTATGGATCTTCATGAAAATGGACTGCCTTCTACAATATATCCTAAACACCCCTGCTTTGGAAATCTTAAAAACATATTCTCTGTAATGAGAGGCCACTTAGTTGTGGCTACCGGGATACCATCTCATGGTAAGTCAAACTTTGTTGAGTGGTACGTCATGAATATCATGAAAGATTATAACATGAAGGCAAGCTTTTTTTCTCCCGAACACCACCCAATGGCTCTTCATCAAACAACATTCATAGAAAAGTTTTTTGGCAAGAACTTTTTTATTGATAATGCTGGTCTACCAAGAATATCTAAAGCAGAGATACAGAGGTATAAGGATTGGGCACAAGAAAGACTTTATACCACCTGCTCAGAAGATGGCAAGTTTCCTACATGGAATTGGTTGATGGAAAAGTTTAAAGAGCAAATGTTTATCTATGGGGTAGACATATTTGTGATTGATGCATTTAACAAATTGGATTTCGACAGCAACAAAGATGCAGAGTTAT